CGGAATCAAATGGTCTTTAAAACGCAAGAATCAAGGGGTATGGTAACACAGCAAAGGCATAATCCGGTTGGCAGGGTAATGTCGGAAGTGATGTCGGGCATATATAAGGCATTAAAGGCATGCAAAGCGTACACTTTATCACCGGTTTGCTCCAGAACCCTGTCTTTATGCGGTAGTACAGAGGATTCTTTGTCCTCTACTACAGGCAAAAAGAGGGTCGGGGGGGTCGGGGGGTGCTTCGTCTTTTTTTTCCAGACCGGTTATGCCATAGAAAATTTTTTTATTTATGGGCAAAGGCTTTAATAGTGATCTTACAGCTGGAGAGGACAGCGAAGCAAGGCTAATGAACATGGTCAGGTCATTAGGTAAGACTCCCATGAAACCGGTAGGTCGATTCCCATATTATGATTTTTTTGTTTGTGAGACAAAGAAGGCATATGAGGTAAAAAGAGACTGGAAGTCAGCTCATACCGGTAATGTGGTTGTAGAGGTAGAAATGCCGATTGGTACACCTAGTGGCTTATTGACCAGTATAGCAGATTGGTGGATTTTTGATTTACCGGATGAGTTTGTATTTATTGATCCGAAACAGATCAGGAAGTTAATCCTGCAGGAAGATTTACGGAGTTGTAGGTTTGTCGGGGATGGTGATGTGACAGAGAAGCGAGCGTATTTGGTCAAGGTGGATTTGTTAAAAAAGTATGCAGAAAGTGTGAAAGAAAAATGACATTTGATGATTTTGATTATTTAGAATCTATACTGAATCATTTACCGAAGTGTGAGCGAAAGATTTTAGAGTTGTATTATATACAGGGTTACACACAGGCAGAGGTTGGTAAGAAATACAATTTAAGTGGTGGAGCAATTTTCCAATACTTGAAGCGGTTGTTAATGACCTGTTATAGCATTGCCAGTAAATTAGATAAGGGGATACCTGTAATTATTGAGCCTACCTTTGGTCACAAGAGTAGATTGTATGAGGGTAAGGGAAGTGAAACACAGGTTAAAATTAAGAAGTCGATTAAGTCTCATGCGAGAAGGGATCGTTCTGAATTTAATAGAAAGCTTGCAGCTAGGCTGGCAAAGCAAAGATTTGATAAATGGGGATATGGTAGTGGGTCAATAAGAGATGGTAAGCACCGGAATGGTGGAGGGTATATTAATGGAATATATCGAAGAAGTTTGAAAGGTTGGAAAGTTGTCGAATTGAGAGATAAGGAAGGGTATCGGTACGCAGCTTGGATGAATCCACAAGGGGAAGTAGAGCATGCAGAAAGGAGGCGTTTGCCATGAATATTTGGACTCCAACCGGTAAGAAGCTTGAATCGTTTCCGCAATGGGTTGGTCGATTACTTGAGGAAAATAAAAAATTATTAAAAAAGTTAAAAGAATATGAAGACAGAGAAAGAGCTAAGTCAGGAGATGGGGCTGGACAGAAAGCATCTGGTGAAGATGAGAAAGGAAGGAGTCATAGCAGCAAGCAGCTGGATAAAGGTAAGTAATCAAATTGTTTACCATGAAGAGGGTGAGCACGAGATCAGGAATATTATCCAGAGGGAATTGTGCGTAGATGAATTATCTGATCCTTTGCCTGAGCCGGTGGAGAAGGAAATGATCGTGACAGCAATTCCTAAAAATAACAGGATGGTTTTATGTGGGGATGTGAAGGTTAAAGTTCACAGCAATCAGAATTTTAGAAAGGGTATGAAATTAACAGCAAGACCACCGATATCGACTGATAGTAGGATGTGGGTATTAGTTGGTCGTAGTCCTAGATGGAAGGGTAAATGGTAATGAGTAAGCAAAGTAATGATATTGTAAAGCAATGGGAAGAGCAGAAGCAGATTGAAAAAGAAGGTGATCCGTTTAAACGCATTGTTAAATTGTTAAATAAGCAAGTTAAGGGAAACCAGTTGAAAGGGAAGAAGCCTAAGAAAAAGAAGTGAAGGACATTCGGTTAAAAAAGAACTGGATGGATAAAATACCTATACCATCAGGATGGATTGTGAAGACTAGTGAGGAAAAGCCGAATATAAACTATCAGCTGCGTGATGTAGATGGGGTGATTTATAGAACTGATATACCTAGATTCCCCCTGCATCCTATATTTAGGGAATCACAATACTATAAGAAACATAAAAAACCGCATTGGACTGCAATGAAGTTTGACAAGGCTTATCCTAGTAGACCGGCAAGTAAAAAATGATTACATGGACTGAGCATCCATATTATCCTGTTCCTACGCAGAAAGAAGCGAAGGAGATGGGAGCACAGAAGCTGTTTGAATTTCACCAGCAAAGAGAGGAATCAATCTATGCTGAAAAAACTGATCCTTTTCACAATGGATATGAGCCGGAACATTGGTCAATGGCAGATGATGAGTTTGCCAAAACGGATGAGCTTGTAATTTTGGGCGGAAATAGGTCTGGCAAGTCAGAATTTTGCAGTAAAAGAGTAGTAAAGTGCACTAATGATATTCCGGAAGCAAATGTACTTTGCATGCATACTACCGCCAGCACCTCAGTAGAACAGCAGCAGCAATATGTTTACAAGTATTTACCATCAGAATGGAAACAGGCTAAGAAAGGCAAAGTTACAAACCTGACATTTTCCAAGAAAGGTGGTTTCACGGAGTCCTGTTGCGTTACTCCTAATGGTAGCCGGATATTTTTTCGTAATTATTCGCAGAATCTAGATACCGGCATTCTGGAAGGATCAGAATGGGACATGGTTTGGCTAGATGAGCTTTGTGGGGTGGATCATATTAACGCATTAAGGTTCAGATTGGTAACTAGGGCAAATAGACCGACTCCAGACTATCCTCAAGGGTATCCTTGGAGAGGTATGTTAATCAGTTTTACACCGGTTGCCGGTTATACTCCAACCATTCGGGAGTATTTGCAGGGAGCAAGGACAGAAAAGTGGGCTTATGCTGATCCTGAGCTTCTGAAGGGAGAGAAAGTGCCAATCATACAGCAACCTTTACGAGAAAATGCTAAAGTTATCTATTTCCATAGTGTTTGGAATAAATTTAATGATTACCGCGCGTTAAAGCGTACACTCAAGAATGATCCAAGAGCAAAAATTTTGACTCGTGCTTATGGAGTGCCTACTAAGGTCTCTGGTGGTCAATTTCCAAAATTTGGAGAAGTTCATTTAGTATCTGATAATCAGATTCCTGAAGAAGGCACTAATTACATGGTTGTAGACCCTTCGCATGGCAAAAACTGGGTTATGATCTGGGTCAGAGTCGCAAAAGACGGCAAAAGCTATGTATACAGAGAGTTTCCGGATCAAAATAGACCTATCGATGGGGTAGGAATGGCAGGAGAATGGGCAGTTGCCGGCAAGAAAGTCGATGGAGATCGTGGACATGCACAGGAAAGCTGGGGCTGGTCACTTGCCAGATACAAGCAGGAAATCGACATGCTGGAGGAAAATGAGAAGATATTCATGCGTATTATGGATTCAAGGTTTGGCTCAAGCCCAACTCCAACAAAATCAGGTATAACCACCCTGATTGATGAAATGGCAGATATGGACATGTTTTTTGAGCCAAGTGTCGGGGTGAGAATCGAAGAGGGTATAACCTTGGTCAATAACTTGCTGGATTATAACTCTGAGCAGCCGGTAAGTTCTATGAATTGTCCCAAGCTGTATGTTCATGAAGACTGCAAGAACCTGAGATTTGCTTTGAGTACTTGGACAAATTCGGATGGCAAGCATGCTGCGACAAAAGACTTTTGTGATCTGGTCAGGTATTTTGTTCTCTCAGCTCCTACTTTTCTAGACGAAGGATCAGGCGTTTTGTTTAGCGGTGGTGGATACTAATTTTATGACACGAGAAAGTTTTATTTAGTTCTTGCTTTCTGTGTACATATAAAATAAGTTGTATGTATGAACAACGATAAATTATTCATTTTCCATAAACCAAGTTCTAAGGGATTGGTTGTTAGTATTAACGATATGATCGAACAGGGTCTTATAGATTCTGTTGATGAGTTTACCGAGCATGGTGTTAACGATTTAATGACTCACAATGCTGTTTACGACATCATCATAGAAAAATTCAATCGGCATGCCCCTGTTACGCCTATGGATTATGATGTAACTTGGTACTTAGAGCTTCAGTTATGATTTTAACAATAGCATACCTCATCCAAATATTATTCATCATCTATATCATTAAGGAAGAGCTATGAATCAGGCTAAGATAGAAGCTTGGAAGCGTGAGTTTCTAAGAGACCAGCTTTGTATCCGGTTGGGTATGCTGGTCAATGTACCACCACCAGCATGCTATGATAACCTCATGGTACAGAATTTAGCAGAGCAATGTTTAGATAATGAAACTATTATTGTGGACACTAAAAGGCGAAAGATTATAACTTACAGGCATGGATCAAAAAAATAACTGGGGTGGAAAAAGACCCAATCAATCCGGAAGACCAAAAATGCCAGAAGAATTAAAACGCATTTATATGACCATGCGAGTTAAGCCGGAAACTAAAACTTTCTTGGAAAAAGACCCAGATGGTCAAGGTAAGTGCGTAGACAAATTAGTCGTTCGTGCAAAAGCTAAAAAAATATAGTTGACCTAAATTCTTACAAAAAGTCGAGTCGTATACATGGCTCGATTAGGGATTGATAAAGCCTTACTAAGGCGAGGTGAGGTGATCAAGGTTCTTGGACTCTCAAGGTCGGAGATGAAAAATATGGTGGATGAGAAAATCATAACTCCGCATTATTTTCGCAAAGGTGCTCGTGCATTCTTTTTGCGTTCCCAAATCGAAAAACTTTTAGATCGATGGGAGAGCAATGAGGAAGTACGATTCGGACAAGAACAAATTAACTAACGAGCCGGATGTAGCGGAGTTGCAAGCTGAGCTTGCAGACATCTTGGAAGATGCAAGCAGGAATCTGAGAAGAAGGGATGACTTCGATAATACTCGTTTTTGCAGATGGTCAGGTCAATCAGATGATGGCAGGAAGCATGAAGAATTTTTAGGCAAGAAACCAATACCATGGGAAGGTGCAAGCGATACCCATAACCGGCTTGCAGACAGGCTTGTAAATGAGCATGTGCACATGTCAATGGAAGCATTCTTTCGTAGTAATATGAATGTAACCGGTATTGAGGTGAATGATTCTAAGAAAGCATCCTACTGGCGTGATTGCCTAAGCTATTTTCTTGAGCAGAAAATGCTGCCAGAGCTTCGTAGAGAAGTCGAAATCCTTGCGCAGGAATTGTATGCTGGCAGCCCAGCGATTGGAATCCTTGGAGTGTATTGGCAGCAAGAAACTATCATGAGGATGAAAAAATTTAGCATGCAAGATTTAATGCTACTTGTTCAATCCATGGGTGGAGATGAAACTGCAGCGGAAGAAGTTGCCATGATGATGTCTGATCCAGACATGGAAGAAGATGCTATGATGATCATGCGAAATGTTTTTGCTGGTGTAAAAGATTCTGTTCTTAAAAAAGGTTTGAAGGAGTTTCGTGAGTTTGGTGAAACAAAATTGCCAGCTCCCAGCGAGCATGAAAATCGCCCAAGGTTTGTAGCGCATAAGCTTTACAATGATGTTTTTATAGACGCAAATTGCACAGAAATAGATCGAGCCAGATGTGTGATG